AGCTATCGCAGTAAAGACCTAGACGGCTTTACATGCACACCCGAGATAGCACCACCAATAGCTAAGACCGTAGATAGAGATTCCGGCGAGTTCGGAGTAGAAAGAGTAGACTACGGCGACGTTGAGATAGCAAGTAAAGTAGGATGGGACGCATACAAGCGTGTAGCAGACGAAATTATGACGATGCTCGATAGGACTGGACTACTTCACGGATACAGCTTTAACAGCTGGAGTGATGTAGTAGAATACAATGAGGAATTTATAGAGGAGTGGCTTGAGAGTCCACAAACCTCTTTGTATTACAGCCTTCAAGTAATGGGCGATGTTCAAGATAAGTCTGACGCTTATGCAGCACTAGCAGACACTGACATTGACAGTTACTTAGATGGTATATTAAATGATAATAAAATTGAATGTGACTGCGAACAATGAGAAAACATCCTTATCAAACATTACTAGAAAGAAAAAGAACATGGACACCAGTTGTCCCTACAAAAGGAGAGGTAAAATACGGTGCTGAAGAAACCATCAAACGTGCTCTCGCAATACGTCATATGGAGTTACCAGTTGGAGAATTTATTTCTCAAGGTTTGGAAAAAGAAGTCCC